CAGCACACCTCTTTCCCGGGTCTCCAACCAAAATCTGGAAGGAGAAATCCGATTGGGATCAATCACCACTCGCACACTGGCTTAGCCAGTGCACAAATAGTGACTGTGCACTGACGCCAGCGAACTGGCGGCAAGGTCGATCCCTCCCCCTCCTATATCAGAAGGGGGAAACCCACCGTAGCTTGGTACCAACGGCTACGGGACGTCCAGAACGGTCCAGATGTCTCGGATCTTCCTGCAAGCAGGGAGAACTAAGACACTTGACCAGGGCCCACACACCATCGATCCTAGGACCTTTGATGAGTGGGTTCAACACGTATGCTCGAACTCTTGGAGCATGCGTGTATACATCCTCTCTCTCCGCCCGATAGGGCAGAAAGGAAAGACGACCCAGTCCAGGTGACGTTGACTCAACGATCGGAAAATGGCCTCGTAAGAGGACCTCAATCCTTTCGTCAAGCCAACTGGCTGTCTTCCACATACCGCGCAAGTACAGGCGATTGCGGAAATCAACCAAAGCAGCCACTCTGGAACCGTCCGTGGGTGACGAAGGAAACTCCTTCTTCAGACGAACAGGTGTAACATCCTGCCCGTCATAGAAGTCTCCTCCACAAGATTCCCGGAATTTGCCATTCCAGAAACTCTTGGCCACATTTACCTTGAAACCGAAAACATCAAGGTAGTGGTTCACCCACCAGACACTGTCTACGGGGACAATAATATCATCTCCGTAGACGCGCACTTCACCACGGAGCCTATGAAGAAGGCCCCGCGAGAGTGGAATTCCTCTCTGCTTCGTTATCCCTAAAAGGACAATGGATAGAAACACCATTGCCTCGAAGGGGAAGCAAAGAGCGGAGCCCATCGACGCGAATTTCCGAAGGTCTGTCAAACATAGACCTAAATCGGAAATCTCTGCTCTGCGACTGCGAGTAGAATCAACAGCGGCTGCAAGCCACTTATGATTCTCAAGCATCCGCTTTACAAGCAGATACGGAACGCGGTCACTTGCCTCCTTGAGATCAAGAGAGGCCAGTTCCCCATTGGAAGAACCTTCACGTGCCATGAGCCGATTAGGCTCTTGATCCGTGAAGCCCAAGAAGTCAGAAACTAGACTCCTAGGGTCTTCCAAACCAAGGACAAGCTCACGGAGAACACCCTGCTGCATGAACTGCATGTAGGATGGCTCCATGGCAATAATCCTCGGGCTCCGAAGCGTTTTCGGTACAGAGATCACCTTTACAGGCAACTCTGCACCAGGCTCCAGGAACTCGACATGCTCCAGAAGTTCGAAGAACTTCCACAATGGAAGGGCAAACTCCCCGTAAGGGAAGACGTCCTCCAATCGTGAGGTCCATTTCTGCATACGGAACTTGTTGTTTCCAACAAGTCCGTCTGCAGTGGACCCCGGACCATGCTGCGGCTTGATCGTCCCGTTGTAGATCATAAGATCTACTTTCGAGAAGATCTCGTCGAACAGAAAATGGGATATCGTGGTGAATTCCGTAAGGAATTCTTCCTCGATAGTACTTTCCCACTGTTCGAGTTCTTGTTCGATCTCGACGTAACCCTGCATTGCGCGAGTCACCCGTGAGTCACTACACGGGAGCTCGATCTTCTTGAACAGGCTAGTTAACTGCCTGATCGCAAAGATGCAATCAATGCTGGGCTCGTCGAGCAGTCTTCCACTCTCGATGTCAAACACTTGACACATCATACCTTGCAGGAATGCAGGGATTGATGCCAGCTCTGACGGAACTGGGGTGCGCGTCTTAGAGTTACCAAGACGTGCACGCTTCCAGCCCGGCCAGAGTTGAAGGTCAACTCCACCTTGGTCAAGACCCCTTTCGAAGTCTTTTCCAAAGTCGGGAAGGGTTATCGTCATGAACGAAAAACCCTCGTGTTTGATCCGACTTCTGACGGTTTTAATGTCAGAAGTAGTGCAAGTGTGGCACCACTCCGCCAATTCTTCGGCAGAGTTGCACCAGAGATCTATCAGGCTTTTCATATCTTCCTCTTTCATCAAGGGGTAGGATATCCTGAGTCACAGATAGATCCGCAGCTCTTTCGAGCACCAGGCAGATTATGCCGGGATCAGTTCAGAACTTCTCAGTTCTGGCCCTGTGCAAGTTTCAGGGCGTTGGCGTTCGACGAAGCCGTGAGCCACAGTGTTAGTGCGTTCACGGACAACACCGCCACGGCGGGATCAACGATCCCGTTCGTAGCAGGTGTGTCGAGTACCAAGTACGCGGATGTCGACTCGTAAGCCGAGATCCCCGTTGCGTAAGGGTTGGGATTAACCAACCCCACGTTGAGGCGTGCCATACGGCGCGTCCTCTTCCCATACTGGTGACTGATCTCGAGAGAGAAATCAGCACCACCAGCCACGGCCTTGTAGAACCTACCGGAGTTGACTCCGGAGGACACTCGGTCGAGGCTTTGGGCAACGGCGTTGTACGTGACTGATTGCGGATCGGCGTATGCCATGTGACAGAACTCCAATGTGAGGGATGTTGCTTCGGTACGCAACATCTTGGTCGAGCGGGACGTGAAAGCGCCCCCCGCCCAGGACACGAGCTACCAATGGCTAATGCCGATAGCTGCCAGGATTGACTTTTGGGTCAAGGAAAGACCCTCATATGTCAATCCGAATCCGTACGGTGATGCAGGCCATCTGGTCTTCCACTCATCTGTGAGTGTCAACGAACAAGCTGCCGCGACGACGTTTCCGCCGCCGTACCAGATTGTTCTGTTGCCTTTATGGGTCATAATATACCCATAAAGGAGGACCAAGCCGTCTTTGCCTATGGCGCCGATGTTGCGAGCAACATCGCCGACATCTAAGGCCCAGTCGACGGCCCACGACCACGGAGCAGCGTCCCAGAGGGTCTCAGGAGTTATATTGAGACCAAGAACATGATCCGCATAATCGCGGAACTTCTCTGATTGAGACATGTTCTTCCGGGATACAGGGAGGTAATAGTAAAACGCCCCCTTGAACCAAGTCCTACTGAAAGTTGTACTAACGTAGGAATTGGCGGTGCTCTGCGAAAACCGTCCTACTTCGGATCCATCCACCGAATAGATGGTGAATCCTTTTTGGACGGAGTCCGTGGAAGTCTGCTCAGGGAACTCATAGCCGACTCTGGTTATTTTACCAGAGCCGTCCTGCCGCTGATGAAGAAAATCATCAGAGTCTCTGACAGCCCTCATACAATCGAGGATGTCATTGACGAACGGCAGCCAACCGAATTGTACGTTGAGGTACTCGTCTCCAAGCTGCTTGAACTGAAAAGCTCGAGCACGCCAGAGACTTGAACCGACCATTCTTGGAATGGCACGTACACCGATGCTTTGGGCGATAGCTTCACCGCCTTCAAACGCCGGTCTGGTTGGTAGAGTACGAGCAATCGCGGTACCACCCTGACCCCACATCTGCGCCCGGTCGGGCGTTAGTTGTGCGCCAGGGATTCCAGTAGTAGGCCTCAGGGCAACCTGAGAACCTAGGCCGCCGTTTACCTTTTTCAAGGTTTCGACGCCCATTGTGGCATACCCAACCGTCTTATGGACGATTAAGGGTCCACCACAATCACGCACACCGAGGTCTGTCAGGTCATGACTGTCGTCTTGAACTCTGGCAGTACCACCAGTGCGCTGGATAGTACCGATCTTGGTGACCCCATTGATCTTTTGAGTGATCGTCTGGGGTGGAATAGTAATAGTCCTATCTCGGGTTGGTAAACCCAATGGACCAGCCATTCCAATCACCACTTCCTGTCGTACGGAGCGCGCGGAGATTTTCCACACTTGACGGGCGAGCAGCTTAGTCGGGGACCTGGATTTTATGGCTCAAAGGCCACCAGGATAACCGATATGGGCTGCT